ATTACAGGAGATGTATCTTTTGAAAAACTCAAATGGTGTTTCAGTTGAGAGACCTCAACATATGTATATGAGAGTCGCTTTATGGGTTACAAAATCTTTTGAAGAGGCGGTTGAATATTACAATTCGTTGTCAAACCAACTTATCTCCCCTGCAACCCCTATTATGATTAATGCGGGAACCAAAGTACCTCAACTAGCATCTTGTGTGTTACACTACAATAACGACGACTCAAGAGTAGGATTGTTGGATACATTAAAAGACATCTCAACATACTCATCAGATGCAGCAGGTATCGGACTTTGTATGAGTAATCTAAGGTCAAAAGATACTCGTATCTCTTCATCAGGTGGATTCGCAGGTGGATTATTAAAGTATCTTAAAATCGTGAATGAATCATTGAGATTCTTCAACCAACAAGGAAGAAGACCAGGAAGTGCGGCGATTTACATTGAACCTTGGCACAAAGACATTTTTGACCTTTTGGATATTAAGAAAAACACAGGTCCTGAAGAGTTAAGAGCGAGAGACCTTTTCACGTCTTTGTGGTTACCTGATAACTTTATGAGGGCGGTTCGCGAATCTTCGGATTGGTATTTATTCTGTCCTGACGACATTAAGAAAGCGGGATTAAAACCACTCCAAGAGTCTTACGGTGAGGAATACGAAGAAATCTATAACAAAGCCGTAAGTTTAGGGTTAGGTAGAAAAATCAAGGCTCAAGAGTTATGGTATAAGATTGTCGAATCACAAATTGAAACTGGTGTACCATACTTATGTTCAAAAGATAGTGCCAACAGAAAGACAAACCATCAGAATATTGGAGTAATTAAACAATCAAATTTGTGTAACGAGATTTACCAATATACGGATGAAAAAACAACTGCGATTTGTACACTATCGTCTATGATTTTGAAAAACTTCATTGAGGACGGTAAATTCAACTTCCAAAGATTGTTCGAAGAAACTCGTAAAGTTGTAAGAGCGCTTAACAAAGTTATCGACATTAACTACTACTCAACCGAAAAAGGTAGAAAAGGTGGTTTAGAACAAAGAGCAATCGGTATTGGAACTCAAGGATTGGCGGATGTATTTTACTTAATGGATTATGTTTTTACTTCTGATGAAGCAAAGAAATTAAATAAAGATATCTTTGAAACTATCTATTTCGGAGCGGTTTACGAATCAAATAACTTGTGTAAAACAGGTGAATATAAACCATACGACTTCTTCCAAGGGTCACCAATGTCACAAGGAGTATTCCAATTTAATATGTGGGGATTAGGTGAAAGTAACTTGTCAGGAATGTGGGATTGGAACTCACTTAAAGAAAGTGTTAAGTTATACGGGGTTTGTAATTCACTATCAACCGCACAGATGCCAGTAGCGTCATCTGCGAAAATCACAGGGTCTTATGAAATGACAGAACCCGCACACTCGGCATTATTTAACAGACGAGTTGTTGGTGGAGAAATTATGATTGTAAACAAATATCTTATTACCGACTTTGAAAAAATTGGTATTTGGAACGAACAAGTTAAAAATGAAATTATTATAAACGAAGGTTCTATCCAACCAATTAATTTCAACAAATACTTGGACGTTGAGGATAAGAATTACAACAAAAAAGTAAAAAGAATTGAACATCTTTTGAAAAAATATAAAACCATTTGGGAGATTTCACAAAGAGAACTAATTGATATGGCATCGGATAGAGCACCATTTATCGACCAATCTCAATCAATGAATATCTATTTGGCAAACCCAACGGTATCAAAAATTACTTCATCTCACTTTAAGGCTTGGGATAATGGATTGAAAACTTTGTGTTACTATGTAAGAACAAAGGCGATATCGACGGGAGCGAAACACTTGGCGGTAGATATTAGTCAAGAAGTAAAACCCCAATCATTACCCGAAGTTGATTACAGTAAAATGAATTTACCACCAAGACCCGACAATAGTTCGGTAGAATGTTTTGGATGTTCAGCGTAACATAAATCCCGAGAAATCGGGATTTTTTGTTTTATATGATACATTAACGAAAACAAAATTTAACACCTTATATTTATAAGTATGGCAAATGGAACAACATACGGCATAAATTTTCCTTTCAGAAATTCATTGACAGGTAATTATTTGGATTTATCTGAAACTAAAGACGAAGAAGTAAGGACTAATTTAATTCACTTATTATTAACAAGAAAAGGTACTAGATACTTTTTACCTGATTTTGGCACTAGATTATACGAATACATTTTCGAACCTTTGGATGGACCAACATTTTCTGAAATTGAAGCGGAGATAAGACAATCCGCAGAAAAATACATACCAGGTGTTAAAATAACCAAGATTGATGTTTTCGATGCTTCAACTGAATACGAAGAGTCTGGTACCGTAGTTACAAACGGACAAAAAGAATTCAAAGTAACTAACATTTCAGAAAAAGAACATACCGCAAAAGTCAAAATAGATTATATAATAACAGATGGTGCTTTTGAATCATCAGATTTCATAATTATTAATATTTAAAAAATATGTCAAACAAAAAAATATCCTACACAACAAGAGATTTTCAATCAATTAGGACTGAATTAATAAATTTTGTAAGAACATATTATCCTGATTTAATCCAAAATGTAAACGATGCTTCAGTTTTTTCGGTTCTTTTAGATTTGAACGCAGCGGTTAGTGATAATCTACAATTCAATATAGATAGAAGTATTCAAGAAACAGTCCTTCAATACGCACAACAAAGGTCTTCTATTTATAATATTGCAAGAACATACGGACTAAAAATACCTGGATTAAGACCATCAGTAGCATTGGTCGAATTTTCAATTACTGTTCCACCATACGGAGATAGAGAAGATTTAAGATACTGTGGTATAATTAGAAGAGGGGCTCAAATTACAGGTGCGGGTCAAGTTTTTGAAACGGTTAACGATATTGATTTTTCATCCAATTTTGATTCAGATGGTAATCTTAATAGAACAAAAGTCCCAATTTTTGATGGTAATAATATTATTACATCTTATAGAATCACAAAAAGAGAACCTGTGGTAAATGGTATCACAAAAGTATTTAAAAGAGTAGTAAACGCTAATGATGTAAAACCATTTTTTGAGATGTTTTTACCTGAAAAAAATGTATTAGGTGTAACAAGTGTTTTACTTAAAGACGGAACACAATATGCGAATGTTCCGACAGTACAAGAATTCTTAGGTTTAGAAAATAGATGGTATGAAGTTGATGCTCTTATACAAGATAAAGTGTTTATTGAAGACCCAACTAAACCAACCGATAGACCGGGAATAAAAGTAGGTAGATATTTACAAACCTCAACTAAATTTATAACGGAATACACACCCGAGGGATTTTTCAAAATGACTTTTGGTGGAGGAAGTCAATCTACAGACGAGTTACTACGAGAATTTGCAAGAAACGGAACTCCACTAAATTTACAAAAATACTCAAACAATTTTGCTTTAGGTAGCACCCTAAAATCAAACTCAACAATCTTTGTTCAATACAGAGTTGGAGGCGGTTTGGTAAGTAATTTAGGTGTTAATGTTATTAATCAGGTTTCAAATGTATCTTTTGATGTGAATGGTCCAAACGAATCAACAAATACTAATGTAATAAATTCATTGATTTGTAATAATATTACTGCGGCAATAGGAGGATTAAATACTCCAACAGTTGAAGAAGTAAGAAACTATGTTACATACAATTTTGCGGCACAAAATAGAGCGGTAACCGTTAACGATTATGAGGCTGTTATAAGAAATATGCCGTCAAAGTTCGGGGCTCCGGCCAAAGTATCTATAACCGAAATAGATAATAAAGTCGTAATACAATTACTATCTTACGATAATAATGGAAAATTATCTGCTGTAATATCACAAACATTAAAAAATAATTTGGCGAATTACTTATCTAATTATAGAATGTTAAATGACTATGTAAGTATAACCACTGCTGAGGTAATCGATTTGAAATTTGATATTTCAGTAGTATTGGATTCTTCACAAAACCAAGGAGCGGTTGTCTCAGAAATAATAAATGTAATCACAAATTATTTTGACCCTGGTAATATAGAATTGGGTTCAAACGTTTATATATCTGACATAAGAAGAAACATACAGAGTATCAACGGAGTAATTTCTTTGGCAAATGTAGAAGTGTTCAATTTGGTTGGAGGTCAATACTCCTCGTCTCAAACATCACAAAGATATGCTATCGCACCGGTTAGACAAATTGAGTTAATTGATGATACTATTTTTGCTCAACCAAATCAAATCTACCAAGTTAGATTCCCCGGTAAAGACATCTTAGTGAGAGTTAAAAACCAACAGACGGTTAATTTTTCTTGATGATTTATTTTTGAGAAGCCTGTTCTATTATTTTAGATAAAATAGAATAATTACTATTTATCAAAAAAATAATTGATGCCGAAAACAATTAGAATAAGAACCGATGTTGGTCAGAATACCTCAAAACAATTAAATGTTAATTTAGAACAGGATTTTGATTTCTTAGAGATTTTATCTTTAAAATTATTACAAAGTGATGTTTATATAAAACAATGTTCCGATTACGGAGTTATTGTAGGTAGAGTTTTAGTGAATAATGGTTATGGAATACCAAAT